CCAGAGTCATATTATGAAAAAAACTATATCTATGATTTTAGCTGCACTGTTATTGACCAGTTGTGCTTCTGGTCCCAGCAATTATGCTCTGTACGCAGACACACAAAATAAAATTGCTCAGGCTAGTGCTATAGCTGAAGCAGCTAGATATACTGCACTTGCTGAAATTGCAAAATCTGGGGATCCTGCTACTAGAGTGGCAGCAGTGCTCAGCATTCAAATGGGTCAAGGCAGTAACACCAGAGCTCAACCACAAATAGCAGCACCGGAAGATTGGGACACAAAATTATTGCGTTGGGCAGGAGTTTTGGTTCCAGCGGCCGTGCAAGGATTGGCAATCGGTGCTCAAATGCATGCTGTCAATACACAGAGACAAGTGGCTGTGACGCAAAGTAATAACGCATTGGCCACTGCACAAAGCACAAACAATACATTTGCTGCTATGAGTCAAAATGCTGCAAATTCAAATACAAATATTGCCACAGCAGGATTTAATGCTGCCACCACATTAGGCACAGCCGGAATCACTGGTGTCAATACAACAGCCAGTGCTGGTATAGCAGGAATTAATACAGCAGTTGCCAATGGAAATACATTAACAAATAATGTAGCTACTGGTTACACAAGTGCTCTACAGGCAGCTATCAACAAATTAACTGGTACTACACCCACCACAACCACTTCTACCACCAACACCACGTCTACAACCACAAGTACCAATAATAATATTTGTCCTGCGGGCCAAGTACTTACTGGTGGTCAGTGTCAATGATCACAACATGAGAAATCAACAAAAAACCCGCAAAAGCGGGTTTTTTGTTTGGTTTGATACCGATCTACTGAAAACTCAAATTAGCAATTGCGATTTCTTCCAGATAATCAGCAGCATTTCCAAGAGAACTGGCTGTGTTTGTCAACTCCACATAGCCATATCTGGTCAAAAAGCCCACCACTGGTTCGAATGTGGCAGGATCAAGAACCACACCGCTGCTCATCAGCGGCACGTATGGACAATAAAATGCAGCAGCATCAGCTTCACTGGAACCTTTATAACCCACTAACACAGGCACAGTGTCACCCGCATAACTGTCAACAAACACTCGCATGGCTCCATTCAACGTACCCACTAACTTGGTGTTGGTGGGCGCCTCGAACGTGCCTTCAGTGGTGCGGGCAAATGCAGAAGTGGTGGCACTTTGTAGCACTGTGAGAGCAGCAGGACTCACCACGGCCCAGTTTGCAGCACCACGACGTGTGCGTTGTGCAATCAAGTTAGCTGCACGATTGATTTTCACAGCCAACGCAGCATGCTCGTCACCCACAAAAGTTGCTGTGCCACTGACTGCGGCTTGATCATAGCCCGACAGCGTGGCAGGAGCCAAAGTGCGGAGACTGGCTAAAATTTCTTGATCAATTTCCACAGTGATTTCTTGAGCCAAAGCTGCCATGATTTCAGCTTCCACATCAATGCCATGCATGGCCTGAGCATCTTGAGCAGCTTCAAAAGTCCAACGAGCGCTGAGTTTGCGACTCTTAGCTTCCACAACTTGCTTCATGAGCTGCACATTGATTTTACGACCAGGTACACCCTCTAAAGCCGCAGTGCTGTCTGCTTTACTGGTACTCAAATTACCAGAATAAGCAGTGGCAATACGGAATGGGCTTAGAGCCTCATCGCCGGCTGTGGCACCATCTGTCGCAGTGGTGGCATTGGCAGTGTCTGCATAACGCACACGCAAGGTGTGAATTTGAGCCACTGGACCAGTCATGGGCTGCACTCCAACGATTTCGTTGGCAATCACAGTGGGCATGACTCTTCGAATCACAGGCAATATCACTCGATTCAATGTGGCAATTTGACCCGATGTAGTGGTACCCGCTGCAGATTCACGCAGATTTTGTCTGGTGTTTTCTAAGATAACACTCATGGTGGTACGCCTGGTACCTTGTAAGCCTTCTAACAGGGCATCTTTAGTTTCGCCCCAACGGCTTTCTAATAGTTCTTTAGTCATTTTCTTTTCCTTAAGGTTAAACTAATTATTTCAACCCTGCTAAACGCCTAAGTACCACCACATTGGTGTCCTCAACGGCGGTTCCTGGGGCCGCTGCTGGTCTAGCAGTTTTATCTCCTGTGATGCCTACTCTGGCTTCGATCAGCATGAGTTCTTGGTCTTTGACTGACCTACCCGAATTGAGCACTGCAGGCAGATACTTCTCAAATGCAGACTTCAGTTTGGGTGTCTGCACTGTTTCTAGTAATTCGCGCATCACTGTGCGACGATCCTTGACTAGAGTTTCCAACAATTCGTCTAGAATTTTATTACGAGTTTGAGATTCTTTAATCATAGAAATTTCACGATTTTTTGATTCCACCAAACTTCTGGCTTCTTGATTTTGACTTTTGGCTTGAGCTAAGTCCAAGCGCTGTTGATCTATGATTTTTCTCAACTTGTTGAACTCAATATTTTCATTCAAATGTGTCAATGAAAATTCACTGGCAAAAGCTTCAAATATTCTTCGACCGAACATATTTTCTCTGGCCAATTGTATGTCTTCACGAAGTTGACCCAATTCTTGATTTAATTTTTTATTGATAGATTCCTTGACTAATTTTGCGCTGCCAGAAACGAATCTCTGTTGAATTGACTGTAATTTGTTTTTGGCTTCTTTGACCAATTTTACTCTAGTGTTTATCACAGCCTGTTTGTCACGAGCGAATTCTTGTATTTCTTCGCTCAAGGCCTTGACAATGAATTTTTCTAGAAGTTGATAATTTTTTTGTTGAGTGTTTCTGTCCGCATGCAGTTCTTTAACTTCTTCGGTTAATTTTTTAACCATAAAATCATTAAATCTACTTGCACTTTCCATCATATGATTTTTTATCTTCACACGATCTTCCATGAGACCTTTTTTCTCATCTCGAAATTCTTGTATTTCGGTTGTGAGATTTTCGGTGATCATTCGATCCAAAGCCTCCACCATGATTTTATGATCGTGATCATACCTTGTGGCCATTTCTTCGCGCAGCTCTGCACGAATTTGTTCCCTGGCTTCTGTGAGTTTGGCTTCCCAAGCTTCAGTTATTTCTTGCCTGGTGTTTTCATTGATAATTCCGTTTTCTAGCAATGGTTTTAAAGCATCAAACATTGCACATCTCCTATATTTTTAAGTCGTTGATCAAGCGATGTATCTCGCTTTTGACATATTTTTGCACTTGTATGGTGTGAGTTTTATCGCCAAACACGTCTAGCAATTTATACCCATGCTGCATGTTCATTAACCCTTCGTAAATGACTCTGGGATATGCATGAGGTGCACTGGGCTGCGCCACTATGTCCACCGTGACAATGGAAAAATCACTGACATGACCAGAAGATTCTGCCACATTGCCGCTACCGCGACTGCTCACTCCCAATTTCACGCCATTAGTGAGCATGGTTTTGATCAGTTCTCCCATGGGCGTGGGTAAAATTTTTAATTTACCATGTCCAGCCGGACCATCCATCCACATCTGTTGTATCATGTGACACACTCGATCTAAATTGATTTTTAAATCATCAGGATGATCCACTTCTCCCAATACACTGAATCCATTTTTTATCTGCTCGTTGATTGAATTAACTGCTTTTTCGATTTCCTGTACAGGATACACTCGTTCATTTTGGTTACGTACTCCACCTTCTATGAAAATACCTTTCATGAAAAGATCTTTACCGTTGCCATCTGCACGATTTTCTGTGAGTACCTCAATCTTGGCACGGTCAAAAGTCAAATCTTCTCTAAGGTATCTCATTTATGATACTACCTGATCAAAGGACTGCGTTTTTGTACAGCGCCTTCCTCTTTGTGTGTGGCACCAGCTTTATTAGTGTAACCTTTGGTATCGGCACCTGGTACGTTTTCAAACTGATCAGCATGTGGCAATTTACCTTGTCCCTTGCTGTACTGGTTTTTGGGACTAGGTACAGGTCTACCATCAGGACTGGATTCCGAACCGCCTTGAACAATATTTTTCTCAGTACCGCCCATGTTTCGGTCCTTGCCCTTGGGCAGCACAGAATGTGAATTCACTGTGGGCTTACTAGAACTCTGTGCACCCACTGTTTGTCCTTCGGTATTGCTGGGCACACTGACTCGGTCCACATATTCTCTCATCACAGACTCGCGTGGTCCCGAAGGCATGTTCAAGTCATCATGGTCTAAGTCGCTTTGATCCTGAAAATCAGGATCATGTACGCCATCCATGTGTTCTGCCTCGCCTTGTTCGTCGGCCATGAGAGCATCAAATTCTGCTTTGAGTTCGTCCAAAGCAGATTCTAAATCCATGACACGATCTTCTAGACCTGAGTCCTCTTCGTCGCCCATGTCATCTTCGTCACCCATGTCATCTACGTTACCTGAGTCATCCTCGTCACCTGAGTCATCCTCGTCACCCGAGTCATCTCCTTCACCCATGTCATCTTCAATTTCGTCGTCCTCTAGCATGCCATGTTCATCATGTTCAACATTGTCGTCCAAGACATCCATGTCTGTTTCGTCCATTAGATTTTCATAGATCTCTCTACTTTTCTCTACTACAATTTTATGAAATAATTCCCTGGCCTGATCTTCTTGCTCATTTATGATGTATTCAATTAATTTTTCGTATTTGTTCATGTCACACTCCCATGTGTTAAAAAATACAGTTATAACTCTATTTACTCATATCACGAAAAAACCGCTGTAATTGGCGGTTTTTCCTGTGTTTTTAAAAAAATTTTGCAGCAAATCACATTTGCGGCATGCTCTGAGCCTGTGAAGGTTTATATTGGCGATTCAATGAACGAAATTTTAACTCTTGTTCATACTTTTTAATGTCATTCATTTCGCGTAATTTTTTAATTTGTTTGAGAGTGAGTCTGGTTTTCCTGACATCTGTGAGTTTTTGCGAGGAATTATCCTCAGAAGGTGTGCGATAAAATTCTTCAATATTTTCAAATAATTGTTGTATTCTCATGTGAATATTTACCTTTACCTCAATCAATTTCAGCCTATACCGGCCTGACCTGGTTGTGACGCAGCACCTGCCGCGCCTGGTTGCGGAGCAGCAGATGCTGCACCCGGTTGTGGCGGTGCTATGCCTGGTGTTTGATCAAGATCAGCTGTGGTATTTGGATCAGCTATTTGATCAGCTATTTCAAGATCGCCTGCTATGGCACCGGGTGTGACTCCCACGCTACGCAGCCCTACTGGTATGTCGTCTTGCTGGGGCGATTCACCTTGTTCTTGTAACCACATTTCTTCATTTTCTTGCATTTCTTCCTCGGTCAAGCCCAGATATCTCTGCATCAAAAATCTCTTACTGAAATACGGTAATTGCTCTAATTGACCAAAAGTTTGAATTCTAGCACTGTCCACTTCTACTTGTCGGTGCTGTGCAAAATTTTGTGGCTCATTCAGCTCTAAATTAAAAATTTGTCCGTCAATGTTTATGCCGCGCCAGCGCATGAACATTTTGAATTCACGATCCAAAGCATGAGCTATGGCCTGTTGTAATCTCACACAATATCTGTTGAAACGCCATTCTTGTATTAAAGCAGTGCCCACTCTGCCATCATTGTAACTCTGAGTGCCATCGTCTATGCCTGTGGGCAGATAACTGCTGGGTATTCTCAGTCCTCTGAACAATTTATTAGTGAAAAATCTTAAATCAGTTATTTCACCTAGATTGGTGGCACCGGCCAAGGTGGTCACATCAGAACCACGACCATCTGCTGTGGTGGGAAAAAAATAATCTTCATTTTGTGATAAAGGATTATAAGTGGCATCCATCATGCTGGCACCCCCACCAGTGGCTGTGGGTATTCTTCGCTGATGTACTTCATTTTTGATGCGTTCCACAAAAGCCATGGCCAAATGATTGGGCATGTTGCCCACATCAATTTTAAACACACGACGCTCAGGTGCACGTTGCACACGGTATATGATGATAGCATCTTCTAAAAGTTCTTTTTGCTTGAAAACTTTGAATATGTTTTCCAACACGCTACTGCCAAATGGCCAAAATATGTCTAAACCTTCGGTGAGACTGACATGCACTATGTTAGCAGCATCAATGGCTTGTTCATTTTGAGCATGGGTGAATCTACTGCCTCCTGTGAATGGAGCTTGAGGCTGTATATAAGCTCCACTGGGACCCCCCACCTGTGGATGATTTATAAATGTGTCAGTGGTACTGACCACAGTGACTGTGAGATTCTGTAAATTTAACTGCAAGTCCTTTATCACATACTGTTCGGGCTCCTTGCCTTTGGCTTCATTGACTATGACTTTGGTCAATTTGCTCATTTCTACCCAATACAGTTTGAAATTTTCGGGATCTCTGATAAAAATCTGATCACCATATTTGTATGTGTTTCTAACCAATTTGAACAAACGTCTACTCAGTTCATTCAAATTGACCCATTGACTTAATTGTTCTTTTATGATTTCTATTTCGGTGTCTGTGGGATCATCATTGTATCTGATTTGAAATGGCATCCCTGTGACCGGATGTGGCTGACTGCTGAATTCTGCCAAAATATCCAAAGCAGCATTGACTTCGCTGTCCATGTCCATTTGTTCATACTGATTGTATCGTTCTATACGATTGGGGTGACCTGTGTACAGTTCCGGTAAAGTGCTTTGATAATTGGTGTAACTGGGCGATTTAGTCTGTGGAACCACAGTCTGAAAGTGCGGGCCTGCACTTTTAAAATATTTTTTCCACGACATTAATTATGTTTCCCTGATATTTGTGTTTGTTGAAACAATTTTTCACTTGCAGGCCAGAGATCATGCTTTGTTGTTTGACTTATTTCCGTGTTTGTTTTGTGGTTGACCACAGTCAAGATACCTTGTGCAATTTTTTTTATTTTCCTGTTATTTTTCTTACTGGTATATCACATGACATGATATTTATCTATTAAAGTCTATTGGCACGATAAAAATGTCCATCTTGACTCAACATATTTGATAAAGTGATGGCCATGTCTGACAGCAACTGCAAACTGTGGTGTTGTGCCTGCAGTTGATTTTGCATGATATTCTTAATTTCATACGCGGATTGATAACTCTGTTGTTCCCTGTTGCCTGGACGGGGACCTTGATCAAAAGTATCAACTGTGAGCGAATTTATGCCCTTGACCATTCGTAGTAAATCATCATTGGAAATCACAGTGCCGGATTTGTCCGGTACAAACAGTTCAGGACCACGTTCACCCACCAAATAAGATCGTGAGGATTGCACAGGACCACCCAGGGCTTTGGCTTCAGGAACAATGCGATTGGCGATAAAGTTACCAATCCATTCACCAGCAGCAGCACCTAACAAAGCACCACCAATCGCGCCTAGTGGTCCACCCAAAACGCCTACCGTCCCAGCAAATGCAGTTAAAGCCAATCGTGTGGCTGTGGTGATTGCTGCTCGTGATGCTGCTCTTGTCGCAGCACCTGCTGCGATAGCGCCACCCACAGCGCCAGCAGTACCAAACACAGTAGCACCTCCTAACGCTCCCACAGCAGTGCCTATTTCCCGACTATTATCTTTTACCATCTGACCGACAGAGGTATTATTATAGTAGTTAATTAATCTTTCTATTTCTTTGAGTAAGTTATCTAGACCTGAGGTCAATTTTGGCACTGCATCTTGTACAAAAGTAAGAAACTTTTCCACACCAGTATTGACCAAAGGCAATAATTTACTGGCTATGTTTATGCCTGCTGTGATCATGTTGCCAATCACAGGAATTGATTGTTTGATCATGTCAGTGAATTTAGGCATATTATCCGTGACCATAGATTCAAATTTCTTCTGCAACTCTCGCATTAGCAAAATAATGTCATTGGCATCCTTTGTGGATTGATCCCCTGTGTTTTGCGCTTTATTTGCATCTTTACGCATATCTTCGATCGATTTTTGATTTTGAGCCACAGGAGTGATGAACCTCTGAAGTGAGGATGTTATATTTGCAAGTTCTGGAAATCTACCTGTGAAAAGATTAGCAGTGCCCACAGGCCCAGCAATGTTGTTCAGTTGTTGTGCTAGTGCGGGAGCGATTCGTTGAAGATTTACCAAGAGTTCGTCTGTATAAGTTGTTGAATCTTTTCCACTGTTTATGCCTGCAATGGCTTGATTAATAAACGCTTGTAATTCTGGGGCTTGAGACAACAAAATACCTTGTTGTTCTGTGGCAGGACCCCCCAGTAATATTTGTGAGATGGCTTTTTCTAATCCAGGTAATTGGCTAATTAGAACTCTAAATTTTTGTTCGGCGTCTCCTCCCATGGCAGCCAATTTGGCCTGTACTGCTGCTTGTCTGCTGGCATCTTGAGCACGTTTTTGAGCCTGTTTGGCATCCTCCCCTGTGATCGAACTGATCAATCGTAAATTCACCAGATATTCTTTGGTTCTCTTGGCCAAATCACCGACAGAGGCCTTTTGTTGTTCACCAGCCAAAGACAAATTATTGGTGAAATCAAAGATACCTTGTGCCTGTTCTTCCAAAGTAAATCCCAAATTCAGCAGTTCTTTACGAAAAGGTTCCATGGCCGCATTTATTTGAGCAAAACGTCTGGCTCCTGCACTCACATTACCGCCCAGCATGGTGAGACCTTCTGTGTTGGCTTTGACCAGTTGACTGAATTGTTCTATATTAAAGCCACTTGTGTGCGCGAGATGTTTTAATTCTCCTAAGCCACCGGTCAAGATCACTCCGGCTCGATTCACTGCTTGAAAATTATTCACCATTTTTTGCAGTTGTTCACCAAAAAAACCCAAAATTGCAGGCAACACAGTGCCCACCAAAGCTCCCAATGCCTTTGTCGCGACGCCAACTGTGGTACCCAAGGCTTCCATCACAGGACCTAAAATAGGAATTTTACCCAGACTCTGCGATAGACCAGTGATCAAATTTCCAAAACCTTCAGTGACCGCGCCCACAGTTCTATAAAAAGTGGCCGTCACACTGCCAGCAGTGGAAATTTCCGTTCCAGCTGTCATGTTTGTGACCATGGCAAACATGCTGGCTGCTGAATTCACAATAGCTTTGGTGAGATTTATGCCTGTGGATGCTATGTTGACACCAAACTCGGCCACGGTATGCGCAGTTTGTTTGTAAAAATTATTTTCTCTCAGTCTGTTGCGTTCTTTGACAAGCAAAGCCTTGGCTTCTCCGTCTGTGGTTAATTCTATGCGTTCGTTCAACTTTTTAATTTTGTCACTGACATCTTCCACAGGTCTCACTGCGCCTCTGAGTAAATCTGTGTATCTACCTGTGGCAGTTGCCAAAGCACTGAGCCGTTTATTGCTTTCTCGCATATATTGCAGATAATCTCGAGCAGCTTGCCTTTGTTCGCCAGGTGAGGCTCCTGGGCCTGGCTGAGTTCTGGGCGTTGCAACAGAGTTCTGAAGAGCCACCGCTAGAGCTTGAGCTATACCGTTGTAGTCATCGGGCGTGAGAGCTGGCATTATAGTGAGTTATTTGTGAATAAATACATGGTTATAACTTATTTATAGAGAAAAACATGACTGATATCATCAATAATCCACTCAAACAATATTATCGCCAACCCACAGTGTACGTGAAATTGCCCAGCCAAGGACAGTGGTGGAATGCCGATGACATAGACATTCCACACAATGGAGAACTGGCCATTTATCCCATGAGTGCCAGAGATGAAATTTTAATAAAAACACCCGATGCTTTGATGAACGGACAAAGCATAGTCAGCGTGATTCAGAGCTGTTGTCCACAAATACGCAATGCCTGGTCCATGCCCAGTGTGGATGTGGACACTTTGTTGGTTGCCATAAGAATAGCCACTTATGGCAACAACATGCAGTTTGACAGCAGTTGCAGTCACTGTGGACACAAAAACACTCATGAAGTGGAGCTGAGCACCACCTTAGAACGCATGCGCTGCCCTGATTTCACTGAATTGGTGTACTATCAGGATCTAAAAATCAAATTACGACCCGCAAAATTTTTCTTGAGCAACCGAGTCAATCAAATTAGTTTTGAAGAACAAAAAATGTTATCAGCAGTGAACAGTGCTGATATCAGCACCGAACAACGCAGTGAAATAATTCTTGCCAGCATGAACAGAATCATAGACATAGGCATTGAAAGTTGTGTAGACAGCACTGCATGGATAGAAATGCCAGATGGTAACAGAGTTGATGGCAGTGAGCTGATCAAAGATTTTTATCAAAATGCTGAACAATCTGTGCTCAAACTCATACAAGACAGTGTTTTAACTCGTGTTCAACAAGTGAAAACACCACCATTTCAATTGCAGTGTGACAACTGCCACGGTGATTATCAAGCTGATTTGGAGTTCAATTACTCAAATTTTTTCGCTCGAGGCTTTTAACTTTCAAAACCGACGCTGAGATCGAGACTTTTATAGAAAGTCATGATCAGGAGATAAAAGCCTTAAAACTGGAATTATTGCGTCTTTGTTGGTTCATGCGCGGGGGAATAACTTATGGAGAAATTCTAGATCTCAGCGTTAATGAACGCAGCATCATAGCTGAACTTGTGAAAAGTAATTTAGAAATTGCAAAAGATACCAAAATGCCTTTTTTTTGAGTGTCATCATTGGGAGATTTGCTACGCAAATCTATTTCTTCGCTGTCGCTCGAAATCCTTTTCTCTCTTCTTTTTTTAGAATCCAGAACTGTTTTTCCCGAGGTATTCATCCAGATGCACAAGTCATAATTTGCCCAAAAGAGCAAAATCATGACTGGGTCTTCATCCGAGTGCCCTTCGTCACTGATCTGGTAGAGTGTGCTGATATGTATCAGTCGGAGGCGGTTGACCTGTACCCCCATGCTCTGGCCTTTGCTGTCAACGGAACCTTGTTTGGACTGATCAGCGGCCCGAACAAAGTCTACGGTTGTGTCTTTTTCACAGAGCCGTAATCATTTTAAACCTAAGGTTAGCTTATTACCCCGCAATGCCCAAGATCTGACGGTAAATGAATACAGTCTCAATGGGAGTCGAGCTGCCTCGACCAAACCTTATTGCATGATCAACTACACAATTGTCTTATACGAGCTTGATTTTTTATCAGAAATTCTGTGAGTTCAAACATTTGCCAGACTTGGTGTCTTTGGGACTTATATGTAAATGAGCTAGGGGTAGGGTCCCAGTGAGTGTCATGTGGTACTAAAACAAATTGGCCTTTTCTGTTAAATTTCATAAACAAGATGTTGAAATCGCCTGGGTCAGCCACAGTGAGCATTTGTTCAATCCAAGTGTCTAAAATTTTGCTGTTGCTTGTGAATAATTGATGAAATGGAAAATCTTTATAGCTTTTTGCTTCTGCGTTCATTTTTGGAAAACTGGGGCCTGGTGTGATGTCGCCTTTGTTGTGCCTGATTTGTGCCTCTGATAGTTGATTTTTTCTTTGTGTATTTATACCGCCGATGTATGCGCCAGAATTTATTACTCTGATGAAACTTTCACCAAACAAGTCTGTGAGCTGTTTGGCCACGTGTCGTTCAAATTGCGATCCTTTGTTTTTGGCAGCACTGGGCATAGAGTATTGGGTGTTTTCTAGTGTTTTTTGTTTTTTTATGTTCGTCCCAGTCAAATCTCTATGTCAGTGCTGTAGGTTGTAAAACCGTTTTGTTTGGTCACCCTGAGTATGTTATTTACTCTGCTGACCAATTCGTCCCTGTGACTGACCAACCAAACACTCTTGTGAGTGTCTCTGCTGATCTTTTTTAATATGGCCAAACTGTTTTCCATGCCCATGCTGTCAAGACCCGAATCCAAGAGTTCATCCACAAACATGATGTTCATTTTGTCATAGAGATTTTCCCAGACATCACGAAAAGCCCAACTGAGACTCAAAATCAATCTGTTGCGCTCTCCGCGACTGAGATTGTCAAAATTCAAATCTCGACCCAGTTCAGTGATTTCCACATTGAGATCACTGAGAAATCGCACTTGATGGGGCAATCCCGTGCGTTCCAGATACCAACTCAGTCTGGAGTTCAAGTAATTGAGATTTTGATCAATGATTTTTTTGCGTATGAAACTGTCTTTGTTTGTCAGCAATTTCAGTAAAAATTCCTGATGATCGCGTTGAGCAGCCAATGTGTTCAGCTGTTGGTAATTGATATCTAACACAGCAGAATTTTGCATGTCTGTGATTTGTTCCTGATAAGGATCTGATTCTTGATTTTTTCTAATGATCTGTTGTTGAATGTTTGACACACTGGCTCTATGTTCTATGGCTTGGCTTTCATG